CAACCTGATCTACCTTAGTTAATTCTCGGAACCTATTGGCAATTAATTGGCGAGATGAGTATTTAATTTTACCAAAGAGTTCTTTTTGTATTTCTTGATCTGAGGCTAATTTCTCTGGTAACCATCTTCTCAATGTATTAAACTCCGTCACTGGAACGCCTAACTGATCAGACCCTAAGGATGTTAAATGCTCTCCTTTGTAGAATATATGCATAGCCGTTTTATCAGGAATAGCTTCCCATTCTTTTACTATCCATATCTGACTCGGCTACCAAACTCCCCGAGTCATTATAAAGGGCAATTATCATTGGACCATCTGGCGTCTCATGAATCTTCCAAAGCTGTTCTGTATCATCATTATCTCTAAACCTAACAACATCATAAGCAACCTTTTCAATGCGATGAGCTACATCACTTAATCGATAAGCTTTTTTAGAAGGCATTGTCTGGGTTAGTTGATCAAAATCAACAGAAAACTTATCTTTCATAATTCTCCGATAAAATTAGTTAGCATTTGGCTACGCTAAATCCATGCAAAAGTAGTGATAGAACTAAAAACACAAAAGCCCACAACCGTTTCCTAGCAGTTGTGGGCTCACTCAAGCTAGGATTATTGCTCCTAGCTATTTGCTATATTATTGGTTATTATTTTTCAGTCATATTTCGAATGTATTTCTGCAATTTGTTTAATAATTTCTTGTATTTTAGAATCTTTTTCAGCTAATTTGCATAATTTCTTTTTTGCCCCACCATAAACCCTCTTACCATTCCTATAATCACAGTTTCCATTAACAGATTTAGTAATAGAGCTTTGGTTAACATTTAATTGTTTGGCAATCTCTATCTGGGTATAACCCTTGGCTAATAACTGTATTACCTGAAACTGACGATCTGTAAGGTTATCCTTAGCCAGCCTCCAAAACTCATCTCGCCTGGCATCTTGTAAATCTAATAATTTCTCATGATCATCAGATGTATAATTTTCAGTTAAGCCCTGAGATTCTGAAAACTCAGCCATCATTTCGTTAGAATATGACTGCTCCGCAAATAAATGTTGATATCCGTTTGATCTATTGGTCTTTTTTACCATCTACTCTCCAAAGGTCCTGATCATATCTATAACATACTTGATATAATCAGTATCCTTTGAATTATTAAAAAAATCATCAATGTCCTTAAATCCCTCAGGTGGATTAACTGTCTTGATATTTATTAAATCTTTATATCGGTTCTTTATGCGAACACGAGCCTTCAGCCCAGCTTCATCATTATCAAACATTAACACAATATTATTCGTATATCGATGTAATTTATATGCCTGATATTTTGACATGTTGGCACAACCAAAAGCTACCGCATTGGTAATCCCTTGAGTATGTAATGCAATGCAGTCAAATTGACCCTCTACACATATTACATAATTATTCTGTATAATAGATTCTTTAGCTTTATCTAAACCATATACATATAAATCTTTTTTACAACCATTGCTGTATTTATATTTATTAAGTAATAATTCTTGCCTCTCTTCCTCTGGTAATAAACATCTCCCCACTATCGCTACTATATCCCCATACACATTTTTAAAAGGCATAACTAAATTATGCTCTGAAAAATGCCCGTGCGGAACTATGCCTCCAGCTAAATACTTTGGATAATATAAATTTATCTCCTCTAATTCCTTCTGGCTTATTAATGATAATAACTCCTGTATATTATTATCTGTAGGGAAATATCCTACACCCCATAATATTTGGTCATTATTATTTAGCCTAGAATTTATATATTTACGAGCCCCTACGGCATTTGGTGATGTTTTCAGAAGGTGATTACAAGCTCTTAGTGCTTTTTTTAAAAGCTTTTGATTTCTTTTATATTTTTTTATTATGGTACTCATTCGCCATCAGCTCTCCTTTTTGCCTGAAGGTTAAGTTTAATCATTTGGGCAAACGGTGCAGATAACGTATCCAGTTCTTTTTTACAAAATGAACATACTAAAACATTATTAGTTTTATCTAAATCTGGAGGCCCTTCTTTCTCACAATTGGGACATTTAACAGACCAAGCTAACTTTTTCTTCTCATTTTTTCTAACCTGTCCATATGAAACCAATTGGTTTCGCATAAATATAGATACGTTATTAATAGGTAAACCACACTCACTACAGTATGCAATTAAAGTATTTTTATCTACTAATGGTCTGTTTTCTTTGCGGCAACCTTTATTATCACAAAATGTTCTAAATTCCACTTTTTCTCCTAAGTTATTTCTATAACCTGTTCTTTTTCTAATAATTCAATTATTTTAGACACATTATCAGGATATTTTACATCAACTATGAAAATATGCGCTCCATTTGGAGGAGATCCGAACCCAGACACTCGAACAATGTCTTTATTTCTTGTCTTAGGTTGAAATGTTAAAGTTTTTTCTCCCTTAACTGTTCTTACTTGTTTCTTAGTTCCTTTTAATGCCTCTAAAAATGTTAACTCTATATTTGATATAACATCCCCATTATCTAATTTCATATCTGGGTCTGGTTTTGCTTGTATTGAAACTAATACGTGACCAACATAATCTTTAAATGAATATATTCCACTTCCATTTCCTTTACTACGTATTATGATAGGGTTTTGTGAATTTGGAGGAAAAGTTATTTTACTATTTTCTTTTATGGTTGTTTTTACATTATTTACATAAATTTTACGTTCCCAAGATATATCAACAGACCCTCCTAAAACAAAATCCTCAAAAGGAACATCCACTACCATATTAATATTACACTGGGTATTTAATGAATTATACCAAAAATCAAACGTATGAAGATTAAAATTTGAAAAAGGATCTGCAGGTCCTCCTGTAGCATGAGGTTTTGGAATATCAACAATAGTTCCATGCTTTTCTAAATATTGATATGCTTCATTAACCCTCTTAATATCTTGTTCTGCAGTTGGGTTTGGGTTTCTATCAGGATGGAACTCTAAAGCAAGCCTTTTCCAGGCTTTCTTTACTTCATCCATAGAAGTACCTGTCTTTACTCCTAATATCTTACACGCTTCAAATATGTTCATCCTAAATTTCCAAGGAAAACCTCACCTTTAGGTGAGGGAGGAATTGGTAACTTTTTTCTAAACTTATATGCATAATACATTCTTTGTATGAAGGTTACTCGGACAGCTTCTGTTAAGCTTGATGTTTCTCCTCAAGAGTCGCAAAATCTTTTGCAGACTCTTGAGGCGTATACTAAGGCTTATAACTTCTGCTGCTCGACTGGTTTCCAAAACAATACCAAAAATGGTATTGTTTTGCACCAACTTACTTACCAATCTACTAGAGATTATCTTCCTTCTCAAGATGTTCCTAAATCTGGAAAATACTTAGGAATAGATAGAGATATTCGAAAACTAGCAGTAACTTCAGATAATAAGTTTTATGCTGGTGGACAAACTCGAAGAGTTTGTCAACGATATCAAAATCTACGAAGTAAATTACAGAAATAAGGCTTTCTACGAAAGCCGGGAATCAGATCGGGCTGAAGTCAACCAGCCTAATGTTCGGCTCGCCTTCGGCGAGCCAGGAACAATCTCCTGCCTTTAGACAGGGGTAATTGAATTATTTTTCTTTTTGGATATTTTTCTAGCAGGTAGCTTGACAGGTCTCGACTGCAATTTAACCCAAGCTAACGCTACGGCTATGGCATCTGCAATATCATAAGATTCTACCATAATCACCTGCTGTTTTTTACGGTTTGTTTTATATAACCATGGAAAGGGAATCTGTAAATGCAAACCAACTAACTCAGGAATATTTTCTTTTTTTGGTAATTGTTTATCTGTTTTTAATGTATGTCTTATTTTCATTACATTTAATGATTTTGGTATAATATTTAAACAATCTAATACTGCAAGTCTAATAGTCATATTTAATATAGCAAGAGGTATTGTAGTACCTGCTGTACTTTTACCTCCCATAAACCTAACATAATCTTCTATAACAAAATCATCTATTTTATATTTTTTAGCTATAGCTAATATATAATCTCTAGCTTTTGTTAACATATTTAATTCATCTTGAGATTTATCTGGTTTATAATATTCATAATGAATAAGTTTTAATGGTTTATCTTGGATAACAGCAATGCCGATTGTAGATGTACTTGCATCTAATCCTAATATTCGCATATAATAGACTATAACACAATTAAAAAAGGAGAGTTGTTACACTCTCCTTTCCGGTAATACCTATTAAGTTTAAGACTAAGTTGTTCTAATATTACTCATTAACAGCTGCAGCTGTTTCATTTTCGACAACGGCTTCTTCTGCTTCTGCTGGGCGCTGGAAAGAGTAATCTTCATCTGAAGGTTCCTGCAAAGCATTGTCTTTGTTCTCTTCAACTGTAGGGGTACCATCCCATCCAATTTCCTTCAGCTTCTTAATTACCGTTTCTCTCTTGGGGCAAATTAACTGCTTGCTCAAAATCTTATTGAGCATTTCTTCTCCGCCAATATTCTTAATAATATTAAGATCTGAATCAAGCATAGGTTCAGTATCAGCAGCTACCACTGAATAAAATCCGGTAGCTTTTTTAGCACTTGGATCAAACTTGATTGAGATATCAAAATCACGAGGAGTGATCTTGTTACCTTCTGGGCGCCTCTTATTCTTGACCTCAAGATTGGTCTCGATTTGCTCTTGAACCAATGGACTTAAGTCAAGAAGCTTTAACTCGTCATCCTTACGATCAATAACGATTACTATATACCGCTCTTTGGGCTGAATCCCCAAATCATTCTTAACTGGGCAATCGTCATATGTAGGATATGCTGTACGAATACGATCCCCATATGCACGCTTGCTAGACGGGCCCTTCCAACGTGCTTGATAATAAACGCCGAAATCAGTTACGATCCTTACATCGTTGATTCCTTTTTCGAGCTTCATAAATGGAATGCGAGGAATATCCTCATCTCCATATGAACGCTCCTTTTTTGGCATTGTTCCCCATTTTCTAATTCCTATTGTTGGTTTGCTGTTTTCCATTTTTTTATTCTCCTTGCGGTTTAACCTTGTAGGTTATGTTGTCTATGCGAATTACTTTGTGCCATGGAATTTTTCGATCGATCTCTTTAAATTCCATTTTAGCACTGATTTCTGCATGTGGATTTTTTATGAATTTATCCGCTTGCTGTTTGGTTAGCAAAACACCCTTTACCCCTAAAGCAGATGATCCATTATCATTTAAGTCTCGGACTTTATAATACTGAATTCCTGTTTCTGTGGTCTGGTCTTCTGCTATTACTAAATATATCGGCTTAGTAGTTGCTCGATCTACTACTTTTCCAGAAAATGTAACCATTAATCTTCATCCTCTTCTAAGTCATCATTATCATTTTTAGCGTCTTTGGATAAATTAATTCCAGTAGCAGAAACAAAAAGATCTAATTCAGCAACACAATCTTCTCCACCAAAGAGGTGGTTTTTCTTTACTCTAGCTACGGAAGTAATTCCGTATTTCACTTTCTGCTTGTTTTTTGTACGAACCAAGGTAGCCTTCCTCGACATTTCTAAAATTAGCGAGCTTAAATATTCAAGTTCGGCCCCACCCTTCTGTTTGAAACCAACTGATCCAATATTTGCATATACTTGATTAATACAAAGAACAGCCATAGTATAATTGCCATCTTCATCTCTAAATTTTTCAATTAGTTGATTAAACCTTCTAATAGCCCAACTAACTTCCTTAGCCGTAACACCAGGTTGCTTACTATAATCATCATTCTCTTCATCTTCAGCAGAGTTAATAGAACCACCAACGGAATCCCAAACAATTAATATCTTTTGTTCTGGATTCATTTCCTTGGCAGCCTTAACATAAGCTACTACTTGCTGAACTCCCTCTAATATATTACGACTAGGTGCTACTGCTATCTGTGCAGGATCCCCTCCAATTCGCTCCTTAAAACGTAAGGAATCAAATTTACCCTCAGCGTCCCAAAGAATTACCAAAGCATCCTGATTTTGGGCAGCTTTCATTACTAACATAGCAGCAGTTGATTTGCCGCTATCTGGTTTACCAGCTATTTGGAAAATACGCCCATAAGCTACCCCCAATAAACCAGTTAATGGACGCCAAAACTTATTTATTTCATCTGATGAAATATAATCAGCAGGATTAGAAGATAAAGTAATTTGATCTCCAGTTTTCATTCTGGAAGCTATAACTGATTTCTTTTTATCAAATCTACCTTTGGCTTTAAGAACTAATGCTGCAATATCAATTTTAGTAGTTTTTGGTTCTGTTGTTTTTTTTATATTCATTTATACTCCTTTTTTAATTGATCTGAATGTAATATGTGCTTCTTTTAATACAGCGTGTATATTAGCAAGATGTTTATAATCTCTTTCTGCTTCGTTTTGCTCTTTTGTTACACGTCTTACCTCATCATCTTTAGCAATTAAACTAGCCAAGGCAGCCTCGGTTATTTTCTTGCCATCAGAAGAGTCATTCTTTAATTGAAAATATGCATTAGCCTTGGCGAAATCTATATCTCGCTTCAAAGCCCTAGTTCTTAAATCAGAAGAAGCTAAATCTGTAAGCATAGCTGCTTGTGTTATTAAACACATTGCAGCCATTCCAGACGCCTCTTCTTCATCAAATGTACCTTTATATAAAGAATCTAACTGATCCAATACTATATGATACTTCTCGTTAAAACCACTTAATAAATCTGTTCTGTCAGTCATGAAACCTCTTATCAGAGGTACCTGTGAACCTACGAAGCCTCGACCTGCTTTTTAAACGTTGATAATTCTTCCTTTAAAGACTTTATCTCTTCTAATTGTTCAAGATATTTAATTTCAGCTTCTTTTACTAATGATTTTATTTGATCTTGAGCTATTCTCATCTGCTGGTTAACCATTAAACTAATTAAAAAAGTAAACACTTCCATTGAAGAATATTTCTTATGTGGCGGTTTAACAAATAATATAATACCATCATCATTTGATTCAAAATGATCCTCAAACAATTCTTGTCCTTTAAAATTTGGCCTGTCATATCCTTTGCAAATTTCTTCATACATACGATATTCATCGTTTGTCATTAATACTTTTTTATGATCAATAATCCTTATTCTAATAGACATAACAATTCCATAACTATATAGTGGTTTTAAGTTAAATTCTAATATTATTCAATCTGTAACCCATGATTTCTAAAGAGACTCCAAAATACAAGCTAAACGCTCTATTGAAAAAACTCTGAAATATGCCTTAACTAAATAATGGGGCATGAGAAAATTAACAGCAAAATAATTCGCATCAATATTATCCCAATTAATTTCATCACATGATCTAAAATCACGATATTCTACCCCAATTGGATGTAAAAGAATATGACCTAATTCATGAGCTATAATGAATCGCTGCTTATTAATATTACAATTCTTATTCACGTAAATATAAGCACTACCTGTTTCTTCAGCAAACGCAGCGCCATCCCAAGGAGACGTATTTGAATATAAAACCTTAATACCAAGTTGATTAGCAACCCCAACAACATCTACTGCTGGAGATGCAATGCCAAAATAGTTTAATAATAATTGAATAGGTTTTTGTTTAAAACACAACCAAAGAGGTGGTGAACTCATAATTTATTCTTTTTTTTGTAGGGTTTTTAATTTTAAACACTCTATTATTTGATAACAAATTATTTAAATGTAAATCTATATTAAATCATCAAACTTAATATTATCACTTTTATTTTCTAACTTATTATATTTTTTTTTGATAATAAGCATAAGCGTCATAATCATCCAATATTTCACCATATTGGTTTTCATATATATCAATTAAACAGAATGGAAATCTTTCAATATTACTCATAATTATCTCCTAAAAACACCGCCACCTCCACCATTAATAGATTCTTGAGCTTTTAATTTTTTTAAACGAGCGCGTTGTAAATATCCCCTGCCTTCAACAGTAGAAGATAAAGCTATTTCTTCTGGTAATGGTTTTTCAGATCCTTGCGATACGAGACTCATTATATCTTTAGCAGCAATAATATTCCCAGATGTGTTATCAGAGAAAGGATTTATTCCAGCGGCCTGGAGTTCATTAAAAGCTTGTTGGTCTTCAATATCAACGTCATCTGACTCTACACTAACAGTATCATCATCATATGGATCTTCAATCTGTTGAATAGCCGCAGCTATTTCATCCAACTTGGAAGTTTTAGCTTTTTTAAACTTTTCTGCTAACTCACTGCTTTTCTCAACTAACTTACCAGCATCATTTCTTTTTATAAACTCATTATAAGTTGGATCTGTTTTTAATTTTTGATTAGAAGAAACATTACCACCCTTACGATAGAAAGTATCTACAGGTTTCCCCTCTCCAATCTTTTGAAAACGATAATTAGATAGCAACCATCCAGCTAAACCCTGCGGATCATTGGGCATCTTCTCCATTGCTTCTTTTAACTCCGTTAAAAGATCTTTTGTTTCACTATTATATATAGGTCCACCGCACCCACCACATTGATTATTTTCTAAACAATGAATAAATTCAGGAGGGTTAATCGCTCCACATGTCATACATCTCATATTTATTCCTCTTCTATAATCGTATATCCCTCATCTAATACTTCACTTTCTAATTCTTCAAATATATCTTCCTGCGCCATATCACAAATATCCTTAGCTTTTATCTTCTTAGCTCTGGGCATTTTTACCTTTTTGGACTTTCTATCCTCTGGTAAACTAGGTGGCGCCTTATAATCTAATATATCACTCAATACAAATGATGTGGAATTCTCATTCTCCCACTGAAATAATCCTAAAAACCTAATGGCAAAGCTTACGTCAACCTTCTGCTTACCACCAGAAAGCTCACTAAACCTTTGCTTTATACCTGCCCATGCTTCAGGAAAACATAACAAGGTAGATTCAGTACCCCAAGGATCCTGTATCGTTAACCTAGCCATCTCCTGGCCAAAAATAGGAGAGTCTTCCTTCTTTACTATAAAAGAAAATATAGACATAATAATCGCTTCTATAGGTCTTATCTTGTAATTTCCAAGATAATGTGTGTTGGCCTTCCGGTTCGCACGCTCCTCCTCTTCCTTCCTCTCCCATGGAAACATTTGACACAATGCATCAAATGGAATAGTTTTCTTTTTATCGAAGAAACCTGGGTAGCGTTCAAACACATCTCCGCTAATACCCTCTCCCATATAAAACTCTTCCATGGCAAACAAATCTTGGACAGACCAAGGCTTATCTTCTATAAAAGGATAATTAAAAGAAGCCAAATGTTCCTGAGCTCTATCTTTAGGAACCAATGGTATTTGTTGAATATTACCATTGTTATCTCTCCAGGTATCATCAGAA